TTTCTCTACACCGCTCATCCAACACTGCGGTGCGGCTGTCCTCCCCTCCGACCATCTAGCAGTCGCCCTTATGTTGAGCAAGTCTCTCAAGAATGATTCGCACCGCCGTCTTGGGTGGGCAGCGCCTGTCGTCTGTACGGTATATCGAGGAGTTAAGCCTGTCAGGGACGGTAACCAAGTCACTCAAAAGAGTCCCGTTCCTCATGATTGTAAGGCAACCATGCCATATAGGAGCAATGGACCTTTCATCACCACCCACACGCCTTTCTCGTTCGCTGGCTGCCAACATAACATGCTAAACGCTTTCACCTCGAGAATGGCTGGCATACCTGCTGCTTTTCTAAGGATGATAGCCCTAGCAGGCGTGCTGTGGTTGATGGTAACATTCTGCACTTTCTCGCTCCTTCTACAGTGCGCATCGCCCAACAAATAACTGGTGACCATCTCCCCATTTACACATCTCTTGAATGGTGCAACCGTTTTCCTCCAGGGAAGGCGGCCATGCTTTATAAGGCATATTTAGAACTACACGGTCCTGCCCCTCGCATATACAAGAGCTTTGTCAAAAGAGAGAAATCAGTCATCAAAACTGAGGACCTCCCACTTATCGAAGCTGAGTGTGACAATGGCAAAGTCAGCACCCCCGGTCCCAGCCCCATCAAGCTTGACGCCCGTGGCATCTCCGTCCCCGAAGCATCCACACGCGCTGTCACAGGCCCTTGGTGCTGGGCTCTAAACCAACTGCTGGCTAGGAGATTGAAAGGGCAGTTCTTCTACAACCCTGGCTCCACCCCAAAACAAACTTCGGAATGGGTCCGGTTTGCTATCCACCAAGTTGCCTCCGGTAAGTGGCCCTATGCACTCGCCGTCCAGGGAGATGACGCTCTCCTTATCTACATTTATGATGGTGTCATACATTTCCTCTCTTCCGACATGAGCCGCTACGACATGTCGATTAGAACGTGGCACTTTATGATGGCATGGGCTGTCCTTGACCAGGCCAAAATTTACATTCCAAGGGAGGTTATGGACATATTTTATGAACAGCAGGGCATTACCGGCAAGAGACGGATCTATCATACCCCCCATTTCTTAGCCTTGGTTTGGGCAACTATGGCCTCTGGAGATGGTTGCACTATACATTTCAACTCGATTATATTGATGTTAGTTTTGGATAGCTATATGAATCAGAAGGGTGACAAGCTCGACTTTGTCACCTTCTGCCATGAGCTGGGCTTTACTGTCACCTACCAGAACCACTCCATCGCTGACATCATTAAAGTTGACTTCCTGCAGTCTCGTATGTGGCCGACCGCTGACGGCACCAGGGTGTTTGGCCCAAAACCTGGGCGGATTATGGCAAGGTTTTTCTACATAGATCGTTTCCATCGTAATGAGAACTTCTACAAGGCTGAGGCGAGAACTATGGCTAAGGGTCTATTGAGCATCGCAAGTCACGTTCCTATCATCAACGACATCTGTCAGAGAGTCATCCAACTCACAGGACATCTTGAGGACGCCAGGATCGTCAATGAGGACCCCGAGGAGATACAGAGTTGGAGAGTTGGAAGCTATGAATTAGAATCCCCGCTATGCGTTACTGAAATGGCTTCTTTATACTCTCTTACAGTTGAGGATATCGAAGACCTGAGGATTCGCTGTAGGAGCTGGTCCTTCTGTGAGCCCATCGACAACACCATCAGGCTAACACACACTGTGCGCCGGATGGCTGACGTCGACCTGGAATGACTACTTGCGGCGGCCACTCGAAGTTCTTATTTGGTTGGAGAACTTCAAGTTCATTCATCGTTATTCATTAAGATGAGTTCCAAGGCCGCCGGCAAGAAGGCTATTAAGCCCCGAGAGAAATCTCGGAAATTCAGTACAACCCCCTCCTCTGCGATCCAAAACCCCCCTCAAATCCGCCCACCCGTCAAGATGATGACTGCCCAGGCAGCCTCCGATTCTCGCCAATCTGCTAAATATTCGCAGCTAGCTTCTTCTGCCAGAAAGACAAACCTGTCTCGAAAGTATGTGGAATTGGCTAAGCAGATGGCCCTCCCCCTGGAGTGCTCAACCTCAAAGGTCCTTCCCAGTCGTGGCACCCAACAGGTCTGCTCTAGAGTCATTAAGAAAGCCTACTCTGTTACTCAGTCCAATGTTCTTAATGGCAACATCTCCATCATCTTGAATCCTGACCTCGCCTCCCCCGCCTACATCTCTGATTCAGGAGCCACAGTCATCCCCGTGGTAGCAGGACCAGTAGTCGGTATGCTCGACTCCATGGTCGGCTCTTCGGCAGCTTCCACAGGCACTGTTAATGGCATCGGCACAATAAACGATGCGCTTGGCTCTCAATAAGCTCTCATGCCCCTACTCGCTCTCGGAGATGGCGGTGGGACTCAGATTTCCGGCTATAATGTCACGGTTGGCACAGCATCTACTGTCAACTGGAATTATAAGATTAAGCCGGGGCATGCAGGCA